CGCTGGAGGGCAGCAAGAGGGCACGAAAGCGGAGAAACACGACGGGGAGGCTCGGGGGCGTGGTACTGAATGGCATCCCAACGGCGAAGGACAAGGGGGCGACGGGCAGTATGGAAAAGGTGACCGTTCGCTTTGAGATATTTTTCTTTTAGCTCAAGGGCGCCGGGGCGATAACAGATACGGGGCGGGGCAGCGATAACACCACCGGCACGGGGGCGGAGCCAGTCTTCAGGGAAATGTTCGGGGTGAAGAAACGATGCAAGCCGCCCAGCAGGCTCGGCAGTCAAGAGGTAGTAAAGTTTATCAGCAGTTTGTTCAACGACGGTGTAATAGAAAAATGAGACAGTGTGGCGGGAAAGGGCAACAATAGCCTGCTCCTGTTTCTTATAAAGATCAAGGTTACGAGGGTTGAGACGGATAACTGCGACTTTCTTATGAGTGGTGCCCTGGGCCTCGCCAATGGTTTTTACATTAGAGAAACCACGTGTTTTCGAGATCGTCTTTTTCTCTTCCTGAGTCCAGGTAAGATATTGGAGCTCGGGGTCGACAGGGACATCAACGAGACTCGTGATCTTTTGCCAACGAAGGGAGTCGCGTTGGGGATTCATTGTGCGAAAGTGGCCATAACTGGTATAAAAAGGAGAGAGAATACGAGCGACGTCGACAGGGACGCGCTTGGAAACAGGTTCATACTCGACGGAGGCGTTGGGCATGTCATTATAGCGGAACCAAAGGCCTTTGACACGGGAATAGCAGGGAATCTGCTTCGGGTCTCCGTAGGTATGAATATGAGTGCAACCGGAGAACGTGGCAATAAGAGTAAGGTAACCAGCATGGAGAGCATAGCGTTCATCAAGCCAGACAGTATTAGTGCGCATTTTTGTATTAATAAGATAGCTGTCTGCAGTGCGAGCGTCGATCTTTACACCAGGCCTCTTTTTGGCAAGGTCGGCGGCAGCATCCTCAACGCTCTTTCGGCAGCCAGCAAGGATTTGGTCGCCGGGCTGGGCATGGTTAATAATATGATAAGTTTTTCCAGCCCCAGGAACACCAATGTGAGCAACGATGTTAGGTGCAACCCAGGGAGGGTGGTTCTCGATAGCAGCGAGCAAGCGTGGGGCCTGAAAGAGACGCAGATGACGGTTGACGTAGAGGAAAGGAGCCTGGGAGTCGACAGAATAGCCATTACCAACCTCAGCGCCACGAATAAAATCCGAACCATCAAAGAAGACGTCGTATTCGCCCGAGGTGTCATACGTCAAAGGTTTGTAGATAGGACGATCACGACCGGTACGTGTGGTGCGGTAGAGAATAAAACCCTCATCTTGCTCGTTAAAGACGCGGAGCCAGTGCTCGGACGGAGTCTGAAACTTGTCTAACGGCTGGTGGACGGCATCAGCCGAAGCGAGAGGAAGACCCCAGATGCGGGCCCACTGGTAACGGATGTTCTGAGTGACGTATTTTTCGTCCTTTTTCCAGTAGCGAATGAGCTCTTCGACTGCAAGGAGATGTTGGGGGCGGCCGCCAGCACGGGATCGGTTATAGAAACCAGCAACAGCATTTCTAAGAGTAGCGATATCAGGTAGAACGTCAGGGTAGAGGGCACGCGCGGCGTGATAAACACAGTCGCCATCGGGAGGCATAGAAACAGCACCATGTCGAGTAAAGTACTGAGGAAAGAGTTTCTCAACGTCAGGGCTCGAACCACGCTCGCCATAAACATAAGCGTGAGCTTGATAGACAAAGATCGAAGGGGCAGCGATATCACTATGGATATAAGTGACAGCAGGAGACGAAAGGTTGACCCAATTAAGGTCGACCCTAAAGACTTCACAAAGAGCATGGAGACAAAGAGGCTCAGCCATAGCATTACTAAGCTGCTGCTGAGGGATCGTACGGAGCTCAGCATCGGACATGCTGCGAATGAGGTCGGTGTAATGGATGACACTAAAAGAAATCGGGGCCTCGTCAACCGGAACAGCAAGGTAAGGAGCAGCCTTTTTGAGAGTATTAACATTGGTATTCTTATGCTTACCAACAGCGCCAAGATGAGGCTTGCGCAACGAGCGAGGAGGGGCAGGAAGGGCAGAATCGTGGACCGGAAGACTAGGTGGGGAAGTATCAGGAGGTTTTTGAGGCAGAGGCGGCAGCCCAGAAAGGCTAACCTGAGAGAAATCCGAATAAACAAAATCAAACTCGTTGGAAAAATCAAAAGACTGGTCTTGCTTGTGACGCTGAACAAGGCCAGAAATGTTGTGCTTGCTCCCAAGGCAACGACGGGTCCAGAGATCACCAGGGAGACGGACAGCGACAAGTAAGAAGCCAGCAGCACGGTATTTCTCGAGGAAAGCAGGGGTACGGTCGGATGTGACGACAACTTGAGTAGAGAAGTTGGATTCAGGGAGGGTAGAATCACCCTCAACCCAACTGACACCGGGGGGGAGAGCCTCAGCCCATGAGGTTTTTCCTGACCCGGGAAGAGCATAAACAAGAAGTCGTGGGCCAGGAGAGATTTTTGGGGCATCCGGTAGAATGATATGCCGGAAGTCAGTATAGACAGCGTCAAAATGACTAACAAGAAAGGAAGGAGTGAGAGACGCCCTTAAGGAAGGGGCCGAGGTACCATGAAGATGCCCAGCACGCGAGTAGTGATGGCTCCAGTCAGGGTCGGAAAGGTGGACAGCGACAAGGCTGTAACCTTTATCACGACAGGAAGCGAGAAAAGAAGGTTCGCGGTTGGTAATTAACGAGACAGGAGCGGT